AATCCCCACTATATAAAAGTGGGGTTTTTTATGATATGGTACTTGACTTTCTATAAAAAGAAGTCATAGTTATGCACATGAGTAAAACAAAGAAATATTCAATCAACGAAGTCAAAGACATCATTGATACTTGCTATTCACTCAAGCCCGAAAAGCTGTTTATGGGCGAATTGAAATGGAAGTATCTTGTACGCAGTGCTTTGCGTGGCAAAAATATTCTGTTGCTTGGACCGGCTGGTCAAGGCAAGACATTGGCGGTTCAATGCTTGGTTGACGCACTCAAGCGACGTGAAAACTATTTTTATCTCAACATGGGTGCTACTCAAGACCCTCGTGCCACACTCATTGGCAACACACATTTCAACAAAGAAACAGGTACATTGTTTGATGAATCCCCATTTGTAAAAGCATTGCGTACACCGAATAGCATTATTCACCTTGATGAGCTATCACGTGCCCACCCAGATGCTTGGAATATTTTGTTAACGCCACTTGATTATATCCAGCGTTATTTACGTTTGGACGAAAAGATTGGAAGTGAGATTGTGAAAGTTGCTGATGGTGTGTCATTTGTTGCTACGGCAAACATTGGCAATGATTATACAGCTACACGAGTCATGGACAAAGCTTTGACTGATCGTTTCACGGTTAAGATTGAAGTTGATATTCTTTCTTCTGAAGAAGAATTGAAGTTGATAAAGGTGGTTTGTCCTGACGCTGATATGAATCTCATGGACAAGATTGCACAAATTGCTGCTACAACTCGTGAGTTTACAAAGCAAGGAAAGTTGAGTCGTTTTGTTTCTACTCGTTCTGTTGTAGAAATGGCTGAACTTACCGTGGATGGATTTAGCTTGGTAGAGTTGGCTGAAATGGTCATTTACCCCGACTATCCAGACGACGGCGGTTTGGACAGTGAACGCACAATGGTCAAACAAGTTGTACAAAAACATGTTGCGGTCAAAGCCGATCCATTGAACAAAGTGTTCAACACAAACAACCAGAACAAAGACGATTTGCCCCCGTTCTGATGAAAACAAAAATTTTAGCAGATCATTCCAAGTTTTGGCTTGGCGACGATTTCAATACTCAAAAGTTTGATGCCAGTTCCACAATGGCGTTGCTGAAACTTTCGGCATATCGCCGTGCTATTGGCAACTTTGTGTATATTCTTACCGGAAAGAACATTCCCGTTCGTTTCGCCGAGAACTCAACATCCATGACTGATGGTAAAGTTATTTACATTGGTGGTGAATTGACCAAGGGTGAATTTGACCCAACGGTTGGATTGTCGTTGCACGAAGCCATGCATATTGTCAAAAGCGATTTTGATTTGATCAAGACCATGTGGGGAAAAATTCCTCGCAGTTTGACTGCTGCTGCCAAAGGTCATTTTGATCAAAACTATATTGGTAATTTGGCAAAATATATTCTCAATGTAGTTGAAGATAGATATATTGATGCATGTGCATATGAAAGTGCGCCGGGCTATCGTGGATATTATCAAGCATTATATGACCGTTATTTCAATCTGCCCGAAATTGGTGAAGCATTGAAGTCCGATGCTTATAGAAATGCTACTGTCAAAAACTATAAGTTTCGTTTCACCAATATCACCAATATCAACACTGACTTGGATGCTCTGCCATCTTTGCGTAAGATTGGCGAATTGTTGGATTTGAATAATATTCTTAGGACTGAACTTGAGAATCCAAAGGACCGTTTGGAACTTGCGTATCAAATCACAGAAGAAATACTCAAGAGTGTTGTGGAAGAAAAAGAAAATCCCAAGCAACAAGACAAAAATAAAGACAATCAAGATAAGCAATCTGGTGGCGATGAATCGTCCGATGATAAATCTGAGCAGTCAGATTCCAACGACGATGTTGATGATGTATTGGGCGGAACTCCGTCTTCTGCAAATCCTATTCAAGACGACGTTGATGAAACACCGGATGAAAATCCGTCCAAAGATTTGTCCAACACCGAAAAGAAAAAGGTCGATAAACTCATTGATAAACAAGAACAAATTGTCTCGCGAGAAGTTCGGCAATCTGCATTTGATAAAGATACAATCAAAAAACTTCAAATCCTTGAACAAAGCTCCGTTGATATTGTACAGGTGGGAGATGAAACTGTTCCAAAGGTTGATTGTATTGTGGTAAAAAACATGACTCGTGAACTCATGATGACATCGGAATTTCCTTACACCATCAAGTTTTCTCGCGAAACTGGAAATCCCGCTTCTTCGCGAGGAGTACAGCAGGGAATTATTATCGGAACTATGCTTGGTAGAAAATTGCAAATTCGCAGTGAAGTAAAAACCACAAAATTTACTCGCCTACAAAAAGGTAAGATTGATAAACGTTTGTTGGCATCTATTGGATTTCAAGGAGAAAATTTGTTTTATCAAACCACCACAGACAAATATAAGAATGCTCATTTGCATGTAACTGTGGATGCCTCTTCTTCAATGGAAACAAAGTGGGAAAAAACAATGACAACACTTGTTGCAATTGCCAAGGCTGTTAGTATGATCAATAATGTAACTTTAAGTATTTCATTTAGAAGTGGAGTTTCTAAAGATCGTGGTGGATATGAAACTCCTTATATTGTTTTGGCATATGATTCGCGCAAAGACAAGTTCAATAAGATTGTTCAATTATTTCCATTGTTATTTCCACATGGTTCTACTCCAGAAGGACTTGCATTTCAGGCAATTATCAAGCATATTCCTGCTTCTACATATGAAATGGATAGTTATTTTGTAAATCTGTCTGATGGCGAACCTGCATTTGGTGTGAGTTATTATGGAAACGTCGCAGCACAACACACAAAGAAGCAAATCAATAAAATTCGTGAAATTGGCGTATCTGTTTTGAGCTATTTTGTTGAATGTAATAATACAAACAGCAAACTTTCTGATAAAAATTCCAACTTGTTTCGTACCATGTATGGCAAAGATGCACAATTCATTGATGTTCAGAATGTTGTGCAGATTGCTCATACATTGAATAAAATGTTTCTTTCTAAAGAAAGTTGATATTTTTTATCAAAACGTCTTGACTTTATATATTATGTCGGCATACTGATAGCATAGTAATAAAAAACACATGATTATCACACAAGAAAAATCCTCACCAGTCATCAGCAATATTCTTTCTGCGCCGACTCGTTTCAAGATCAAGGCGTCTGCCAAGGCGTTCAAGATTTTGTCTGGTTTTTATAGCGAACCAATTCTCGCCATTCCGCGCGAACTTGGTGCCAATGCATGGGACAGTCATGTCAAGGCCAAGAACACTGAAAAGATGTTTGAGGTTCATGCACCCAACACACTGGAGCCGTGGTTCAGTGTTCGCGACTTTGGCACTGGTTTGACGCCAGACGCTATTGACACTATCTATACTACATATTTTGAGTCCACAAAGACTGCTGATAATGACAGTGATGGTTGCATGGGACTGGGTAGCAAGACTCCGTTCAATTATACAGACAATTTCAATGTGACTTCTTTCTATAAGGGTAAGAAGCATGTTTACAACTGCTTTATTGATGAGTCTGGTTCTCCCAGCATTCTGCATGTTGTTACACAAGATTCTAATGAACATAATGGTGTGGAAATCAAGTTTGGCGTAAAGATTGGCGACATTGGTATGTGGGTAGACAAGATTGTTCGTGCATATGAACCGTTTCGTTATCGTCCGACCATTGTTGGTGTCAATATTGAATATAAGCCGCGTGAATATATCTATACTGGCAAGCGTTGGTCTATGCGCAAGAATGATGGCGGCTATTATAACCGTGGATGCAATGCGTTCATGGGCAACTATTGCTATCCTATCAACACCAGTGCATTGCGAAATGCTTTGCGCAATGTTCCCAATAACGATGCTTACAATATTGAACAAGCGTTGAACTATGGCAACTTTGACTTTTTCTTTGATATTGGCGAACTGGAAGTTGCGCCCAATAAAGAACAGCTTCAGTACGAAGATAATAATGCTACTACATTGGCTATTATATCTGCCATTCAAATTGCCGTTGCTGAACTAAAAGATATGGTTTATAAGAGCATTGAAACTCCCAAGAGTCGTTGGGAAGCCATGCATCTATACAACAAGTATAATGGCTACCAAAGTCAATATAGCCACGTTCGCAATATCATTGGTGATATTCCAATCAAGTATAATGGATTGACTGTAACTCATGGCAGTGAAAATATCAATGCTGTGCATAAAGCAACCGGAGCAATTGACCCAACAACCAATGTTAGTGGTGGATTTACGATGTATATGTTTGATAGTGCCAATGGTCGTTTCAAACGCACTTCAAATTATACTACGTATTCTGAAAACCGTGGTGTAGATATTTTTTATACAAATCTTTCCGCAATCAAGAGTGCTCGGCTGCGACATCATTTGCGTACAAAGTATGCTACTGGTGTATTTCCAACTTGTTATATCATCACAGATGAATCCAAGAACAATGATACATTCAACAAGCATATGAATTATTTTGGTTGGAACAAAAATATTGTCACCAATATTGAGTCTTTGCCAAAACCGCCGCCAACACCTCGTCAAAAAAAGACCGCTGGTACTGACGAAATTTTCTATGCAGATATCAGTGAGTTTATCAAACCCACAAAGAATGATCGTAATTATCGTCCGCATGCTTATTTTGGCAAAAAAGCCGCTACATTTGATTCTGCTGGTACATATTATTATGTTGATTTCTTTTATGCCGATCCTGTTTGGAACAATGGTAAGAATATTGAAGATCATATGTCTGAAGCATTAAAATTGTTTGTAGACAACAAGCTCAATGGTTCTGAAACCATGATTTATGGCATCAATGTAAAGAACAAAAATCTGCTCAAGATTGGCAAATGGATCAATATTTTTGATGTTGTAAAGAAGGCTGTGCATGCTGACAAAGCCAAACATGAACAAGATTTGTATCGCATGCAAAGTCGTGCTAAGTTTGAAACAGCCAGTGGTATTTATAACAAGCTTACTCGCTGTCCGCAAATCGTGAGCAATATTACAAACATTGACACTCGCAAAAAGTTCCAAACATTTGTAAAATCTTATAGCGAACTGCTCAAAGATAGTTCCAACAATGTCAAGTTCTTGGAACTGTTTGACATCAGAGCAAATAAACATACCGAGTTGGATATTGATCCAACTGAGTTCAAGAAAATGTTGACTGAAAAGTATCTTGGTGTGCTGGACATTGGAGAACAATACTCCACAGTTTCTGCACCGATTTATAAAATCATCAACTTTATTGACGAAAATAGCTAAAATATATTGACATTAATAAATAATCCACATAATATAGCATCATTGAATAGATTAACTAATAAAAAATAATATGAGTAACACACAAAACAGCATTCCGTATGTCATCAAGACCAACGGCTCCGTCACGCTCTATCTAAAGAACGAGTGTTTGACTGTGGCACCAGACCACCCCAACTATAATAAAATCATTGACAGCATCAAAGCGGGAGATTTCAACAAAATTGAAAATCTTGTCAATGTTGCCAAGGCTGTATCTCAATACACTGGCAATCGTGTAAAGATTGAGAATGGTCAAATCTTGTATGGTGGTTTTGTTGTTCATAATACCCTAACCGACCGCATCATCAAAATGATGAGCGAAGGTTTCAAGTTTGATCACATGGTCAAGTTCCTTGAAAATCTTATGCAGAATCCTTCTGCTCGCGGCGTGAGTGAAACCTATTGGTTCCTTGAGAACTATGGTCTTCCTATCACAGACGATGGTTGCTTTTTGGCATATAAAGCGGTTCGCAGCGATTATACCGATATTTACTCCGGTAAGTTCTTGAACAGCGTTGGTTCGGTTGTTTCTATGCCTCGCAATATGGTTGATGACAACTATGGTATTGATTGCAGTAAGGGTCTGCATGTTGGTGCTCTTGATTATGTCGTTGGTTATGGTCACTTTGTCAAGGGCGAAGTCCGTTCTGCGAACGGAAACCGTTTGTTGATCGTCAAGGTCAACCCCAAGGATGTTGTGAGCGTTCCGAAATACGAGGGTCACACCAAGATGCGTGTGTGTGAATATACCGTTGCATCCGAAATCCTTGATGTTGTCAAAGAGTTGGACAAGGTTGTTTATACAAGCAACGCCGAAGAGATCAATACCGATTGGGATTATAATCAAGAACCCACCGATGGTGCATGTGAAGATGATTTTTCTTGTGATAGTAAATCCTCAACCACATCAAAGGTTGACACAACCTCGCCATGGAATGCAGAAGCTTATAGCGAAGGTTATGAACTTGGTGAGTCCGACCTCAACGGCGACATGCAATATGGAACCAGTCGTGACTATAGCCGAGAAAACTCTTATCGTATTGGTTATAATGACGGTTATAATCAACGCACAAACCAAGCCGATTCGGATATTCCGGACGACGAAGATGCAGACGATGATGAATATACTGATGGTTATATTCAAGGAGAACACGATGCCAGATATGATCTTCCATATCAGACCAATCTAACCACCGATGCCAGCGATGAGCTTCGCGATGGTTATTCGGACGGATTCAACGATCACGTGCGATAAAAAGTTTGCCAGAAATAAAATAAATCAACTAACTAATAAAATATATGTCAAATAAAACAAATAAGACAAGTAAGAAAAACTCGTTCATCATTGAATGGCCCACAAGCCACTTTACAATTGAGGACATTCAAGGTAAGTATCCAGATGCAGTCAATATCACCCTTCGCTTTCGTGTAAAGCAGGCTGTTGAAAACAAAGATGTTATGGTCATTGGCAAAATCAAGCCAGCCATTGGTCGCCCAAAGCTTGTATTCTCTCGCGCAAATCCTAGCAAGGAATTGCTTGAAGCCGCAAAAGCTGCTGGTGTTATTGCCGCCAGCGACACGCTGACAACCGTTTCGGTTACTGAAGTGACGACCGACAAGAAGAACAAATCTGTGGTTCCTGTTACTGCAAATACTAGCGCAACTACGAACACCGTCGCTGCGTCCGCAAGCTAAAAATAGAACTATAATTATAGTTCAATTAACCAAACCGCCGAAGCCTAAAAGCTTCGGCGGTTTTCTATTTATATATATGAAAAAGAAGCCGCTTCATTTAAAACAAATAGACCCCGACGAAACAATTTTTTACTGGTATGATTTGGGAGAATCGACGTATGCTTTATATGATGGTGATATGGGTGAACCGGTTTCATATGGCAGCTTAAACTTGGTTGTTGGTACAATAAGAGCCATAAATGCAGAAGTAACAGAAGGAAAACGAAAGAAATGTATTTTATGGTATTTCAAACGAGATGCTACACAAGGATGGAAAAAACAAACACCTCCAGTTTTGTTTAATTGGAATCCAGAAACAACGGATAAGAAAGCTGCGACTGATAAAAAGAAATCTGAAGACACAGATAAAAAAACAATATAGTAAAATAAATGTTTGACCAATCGTTATATTGATGTATGGTATTATTCATATGATACAAGATATACTTCATATGATACAAGCGTGGGATGTTTGGGGACAATTCTTTTTTGTCATCATTATTGCCACACTTGGTACGGCAATTGGAATGGCATTTTTTGGCATGGTTGGTGAATTTATAAACAAGACATTGCCGATATTGATTCGAGGATATCCAAAAAAAGAGGAGGGTATTGACGAGCACAAATGATAGAATCATAGCTCAGTTTTGCAAAAATTCCTCAGTTAATTGATACTTATAACAATACATGTCTATTATTATAAGAAATACCGCAGGATATTTTGGAGATCCAAATAATGTATTGGATGGTCCCAAAGGATCGCAGTTTCACAAAACTGGTAGTCTTTATAAGATAAATTATTCCGGTTCTGTTGCTTCTGGGTGGGAAGATGTATATTTTCAACAATTAGGTATACCCACATATTCCATAACATCAGAAGACGTGTCGTTGAGTCAAACTGCAACTGGTTCATTTTTGTATGTAAAAACCACTAAAATTGGAAATAAAAATGGTTGGACATTGTTATCAAACAAAAGTCCACTAATTCGCACGAACAACGCACCAACACCAACATCCACCGCTACACCAACGCCCACCGCTACGCCAACGCCAACACCGACACCCACCGCTACGCCAACACCGACAAATACTCTCGCACCAACACCAACAGCCACACCAACGCCAACACCGCACCCAACATGCCCAGAACGACCACTTCGCCCAACGCCAACGCCAACGCCAACGCCTACTGCTACGCCAACACCAACGCCAACTGCTACGCCAACACCAACACCAACACCAACTGCTACGCCAACACCAACACCAACACCAACCGACTACTACTACTACTACGTTTTTGTATCGGCACCGGGTGGATTTGAATCGTTTCCATAAAAATAGTCATGTTATTCTCAGAAAATGTTACATTTGTTATTCCGATATTCCGACTGGAATCTCACCGAAAACTTAACTTAAAGTTTATTCTTCCATATATATTAAAGACTGGTTGCAAAGTTTTGATAGTAGAACAGTCAAAAGATACATTGTCAGATTTATCCGATATTGTTCCAATACACGAAAATGTTAAACATTTATTGTATGTTAGCAACAGTGAGATATTTCACAAGACTGGAATTATAAATTGGGCAACAAACAATCATGTTCATACAAAGTATGTATGGATAAATGACACAGATTTCTATATGAAATATGCAGATGCATTGGAAGCAGATTGGAATGCAGACTTCATAAAACCGTATACTTGTGGAAAAAAGTTGTCAATGCATGACACCAACACGATTCTTAGTGGTAAAAAGTTGGATGTGTCGTATGAAGATGAATCCGCCGAATATATTTCTTTGTATGGAGCTTTGTCATTTATATTTGAAAAAAATGCATTTTTAAGTATTGGCGGAATGGATGAAAGTTTGTTTGGTTGGGGAAAAGAAGATATTGAATTGAGTGAACGAGTAAAAAGATTAAAAATAGATATACAAGAATTAGATTTCAAGGGAATTCATTTGTGGCATCCAATCAAAAATACCAGTTTGTTTCTGGATAATACCCACGGATATAGTGAAGAAAAAGATATGGCGATCATTACATGTTATTTTAATTGGTGTGGATTTATGAATCCAACAAGAAATTTTAATAGATTTCTACGGCAGATGGATATATTGGGATATCCTGTATATGGAGTGGAACTATCATTGAATGATAGATTCGAGACCACAGGCAGAGTCGGTTGGAAGCATATCCGAGTTGATAAAAAAAATATATGTTTTCAAAAAGAAGCGTGTATAAATCTGGCAGAAAAATTAGTCCCAACAAAATACAAAAAAATAGCATGGATTGACCCGGACTTTTCTTTTACGAATACGAATTGGTACAATGATACATCTAAAAAATTGAACACATTTAAATTGGTTCAGATGTATGATAAAGGAATCGGTACAGATCGTTTTGGAAGGATAGACAGAATTCATCCCAGTTTGATGTCTATGCATGGTAAAGTTTCGATGGTGGATTGGTATCATCATCCGGGACATCCCGGTGGCGCATGGGGGGCTAATAGAAATTTGTGGAAATGGGGCGGATTGTATCCATACGCAATAATGGGTGGAGGAGATACTGTGTTTATTTATACGATATTTGGATTTGATTTTTCTGGTGCGTCGTATGAACATTTAAATATCGGAGAAAATTCGACATTTTTGGAATATATTAATTGGAAGAAAAAAATAATGTCTTACATTAAACCGGAAGATGTTTCTTATATAAGTGGGTCATTTATTCATGAATGGCATGGAGACAGAGACAACAGAGGTTACAACACTCGCCATAAAATATTAGAGAGAATAGATTTGAATACAAATGTCATTCTAAATAATAATAGAATAATAGAATTGCGAGGAATATCAAAAAAGTCAACTTACGATCAAATACTGGGATATTTTGAGAATCGCGACGAAGACGCCTTTCTATCCGATTGGAAAAAATATTTAACCTTTAGAAAAAAAGAATCGTTGCAATGAAAAATTATAATTTATAAAAAACCGATTAGAGACGTTTATTACCAACCAAAACAAAAATATATGAAACACATCATAATAACGACATGTAATTTTAAAGACGAGTTTTTGTTTCAAAAATATTTTGAAGTGATGAAACGAGCATATATACCATCCGTTATAAACCAATCGTGCAAAGACTTTAAATTATTTATACACACAAACAAAGAACTTCCACATCATCTAGAGTTAATACGAGAACAATTTAGTGGAAGTGATGTAGATTTGGACTTGAAATTGACTGGATTTAAAGAGTATGTCGTGAGAGAAAAATACAATATTCAAACCAGACATGATTGTGACGATTTCATGTATCCAAATTACATAGAAGCAATACACGATATGTATGATAGGGAAATAAAAAACCACGATGAATTTCTTATTCATGCGCAGCCGACGAAGTTAAATTTTTATACTATGGTAGAATATTTTTCCGGAACATATAAGCCAACATCCACATCCATGTTTTTATCATTGTGTCAAAAAAATGTATCAAAGAATATTCTTCAAGAACAACACTTGAAGTTCCCAAGCATAGTCCCCAATGTGTTCAGTTTGGGGACTGGATTTGTTAAATTGATCATTCATGACAATAATAAATTGTCAAAAATAAAGTCCAATGACAAAAAGATCGGGCCTACTGATATAAAGATGTGAACAAAATTTTAATCCCAAGAAAAAAATAAAATATGGGTAGCTTACATACGTCGCGCATCTAAAAAATATTATGAAAACTTTAATAATTGGTTATGGAGAAATAGGAAAATCTCTTGAGAAGGTCTTGAGTAAAAAATACGAAGTATACGTTAAGGACGTAAAATTGATGCCAGATATACAATCTGCGCATGTTATGCACATATGTTTTCCATACAGCAAAAAGTTTGTGCAAGAAGTAAAGAAATATCAGAAATTCTACAGTCCAAAATACACCATTATTCATTCGACAGTTCCCATTGGAACTTCCAATAAATGTAATGCATATTATTCTCCAGTAAGAGGCGTACATCCACATTTGGAAGAAAGTTTGAAGACCTTTGTAAAATATTTTGCACCAAAAAATAAATATCTCAAAAATTACTTCACCCATGTAGGCATACCGATTGAAGAAGTTGATAAACGTGAAACACTGGAAGTTATGAAACTATATTGCACAACCTTGTATGGACTAAACGTCATTGCCGAAAAAGAGATATGGACTTATTGCAAAAAGCACGATTTGGACTTTGATGTGGTATATACCAAGTGCAATCAAACATATAATGAGGGATACAAGAAGTTGGGATTTCCGCAATATAGCAAATATGTCTTGAACCATCGCGACGGTAAGATAGGTGGGCATTGTATAATACCAAACTGCTATTTGCTTGATACGGACATCGCAAAATTCATTTTGAACCAGAACAATAAGTATCCCGTCAAACTGACAATACACGGAAACAACAAAATTAAAAAAATACGTCAGAAGTCCCATAATATTTAGCCAAATAAAATTAAAAATTATATATGAAAACTATTGATATTATCAGTGCTACCTACGGCAACTTACCGATTGTGAAAGAATGTCTGGAAACATGGTTTCCATTGAGGCCCAATTGGAAGGTACGTGTATATGACAGTAAAGCATCGGAACTCGACGGTACAAAAGAATACCTACATTCCAGAAAAAATGAACTTGGATTCAATTTGATTGACGACGGTAGAATACTTACACATAGTCAAGCAATTGAAGAATTGTTGAAGTATTCCACTGCCGATTGGGTATTGCATTTGGATTCTGACGTTAAAGTGTTAGATAAAGGCGTATTTGAATGGATAGAAAATACAATAAACACCACAAGTAATAAAGTGTTCGGAAGAATTGACGACAGACATTTTGCTCCACATTTCGATCATTACGCAAAGGACGGAAACTATCGGTTTTGTTTACCTAGAACAGCATCGTGGATTCTGTTATTTGAGAGAAAATTCATAAACGACCGCAAACTATCTTTCGGCAATATGGATTTGCGATTCTCAGCAACACCATCAACAAATATCATGAATTTGGCAATCGCCCATAAGGTAGACCCCAAAACAGGGCAAATTGTTGCACCAACGACGTTGAATGTATTGGCCGATGTCTCGTGGCAACTTTTTTGGGAATCGTATCGTTGCGAAGTCTTTGAAAAAATTCCAAAAGATATTTGGGATAAGTTTGATCATAAACACGGTGGTTCAAGAAAATGGCACGCGGACAACCGAGACGCGCTTAATAATATGAGGTTGGAATTGAAAAAATCCGCTCAAAATATTTGACTAAATAAAAAAACTGAATAATTTGAGTGTATGAACAAACCTATATTAGCAGTAATGGTCGGCATCAGCGGATCGGGCAAAAGTACTTATGCAAATGGCTTGAAAACATCACTCAAAGCAGAGTTGGTGGAAACTGATTCAATTCGTGTGGAACTGACTGGAAATGCCGAAGATCAAAGTCAAAATGGTCGTGTGTTTGAAGTTGCAAGGAAGCGTGTAAATGATTATTTATCACAAGATAAAAATACTATCATTGATGCCACAAGTATTAATATCAAAGAACGCAAAGATTGGATTGATATTGGCAAATCAAACAATGCTGAAATAAGAGCATATTTTATTGATACTCCCGTAAGTGATTGTAAAGCACAGAATAGCAAACGTACTCGCAAAGTACCAGAATGGGTTATTGACAAACAAGCCAGCAAGTTGTTTGGTCCAACCAAGTCGGAAGGTTTTGATAGTGTTACAACGATTTGATTATTGACAATCTTTGCTGGTTCTGGCAATATAATTGGTATGTATCATGCAATTTATGCAGACCGTAAGACATCAACCATCCACCTCTGGGATGACATTCATGGTTATACATCGTTCAAAGATGAACCATATGCTTACAGGAAGTCTAGGAATGGGAAATATAAATCAATTTTTGGTGATAGTCTTGAAAGAATTACAAAATTTAATTTTCGCGATCCTAGTTTATTTTCTTCTGATATACCAGTAGATACTAGAGTTCTTATTGATGCATATGCTGATAGTGATGAAATTAGTATAAATCATCGTAGAGCATATATTGACATCGAAGTTGATTCGGTTGGTGGCTATCCAAACATCGAAGACCCAATCAAAGAAGTAACTGCTATTGCTTTACTTGATGAAGTTAAAGACACATATTATTGTTTTATATTGGACAAAGATGGTGTGGTACAAAATGAAAATAAAGACAACACCGTCATTTTGCCATATCTAAATGAAGAAGATTTGCTTGTTTCATTCTTAAAAAAGTGGGATGAAGTTAAGCCAACTATTGTAAGTGGCTGGAACATTGATGGATTTGACTTTCCATATCTACATGCTCGTTTAGTTAGAGTGTTGGGTGAAGAAGTAGCAAATGCGTTGAGTCCAATCAATATTTGTTATTTCAATAAATACAAAAACAAGATGACGATTGCCGGTGTTAATGCACTGGATTATCTTGTATTATATAAGAAATATAGCGGCAAGAATTTAACCAATTATCGTCTAGATACAGTTGCTAAAGAAGAACTAAAAATTGGTAAGATTGAATATGAAGGTTCGTTGAACGATCTCATGAAGAGTGATATAAAGAAGTTCATCGAATATAATCTTCATGACATTATTCTGGTCAAGAAGATGAATGACCAACTTCAATTCATTGAGTTGGCAATGAGCATATGTCATGTTTGTCATGTGGGCTATGAAGAGTTTGGTATGTCTTCCAAGTTTCTTGAAGGTGCTTTGCTCACATATCTTCGTCGTAAGAAATTGATTGCTCCAAACAAAAAATTGAAATTGGAAGTTGTGGATAGAGATGATGATTTGGCTGACGATGTTGGATTTGAAGGTGCATATGTAAAAGATCCTGTGCCTGGCCGTTATGATTGGGTGTGTTCGGCTGACATCAACTCGCTGTATCCATCTGTGATCATGAGTCTCAACATCAGTCCGGAAACTAAAGTAGGCATAATCAAAGATTGGGATAGTGAAAAGTTGGTCAAAAAATCCAGTGATAAAATCGCATTTGATAATGAAGTTTATACATATGAAGATTTTGGTAAAATCATTGTAGATAATAATTTGTCAGTTAGTGCGAATGGTATTGTATATGACCAAAGTAAACTTGGTTGTATTCCAGACATTCTCAAGACATGGTTTGCCGAGCGTGTAGAATATAAAACCAAGATGAAAGATGCCAGCACGCGCAAAGACAAAGAGCAATATGTTTTTTGGAAGCGTCGTCAGCATGTACAAAAGATTTTGCTCAACTCGTTGTATGGTGTGCTGGGTTTGAGCATATTTCGTTTTTACGACTTGGACAATGCTGCTGCGGTGACATTGACTGGTCAAGAAATCATCAAGACCAGTGCCAAGTATGTGAATGGTAAGTTCAACAAGCGTTGCAGCACCAAAGATAAAGATTATGTTATTTACATAGACACCGACTCATTGTATTTAGACATAAAGTCCTTGGCCGATCATGAAAAGATTGAAGATGTAAAACCATTTGCAATCAAGACGATTGGAACCGTGTCAGATGAACTTAACGATTTCTATAAAGTTATGATGGTGCGTATGTTCAACAGCACCGACAATCGCATCAAAATCGCAGCCGATGTTGTAGCACAATCTGCTTTTTGGGTTGTGAAAAAGCGTTATGCTATGCGTAAGGTATACAACATGGAAGAAAGTAAAGACGTGGATGAAATTGAAATCAAAGGTCTTGATGTGGTGCGTTCGTCATATCCAAAGAAGTTTCGCGATTTCATGAAAGGTATTTTGACAGACATTCTTCAAGGTACTCCAAACAAAATAGTCAATGCCAAGATTGTAACTTTCAAAGATACAATGAAAGACTTTGAACTGGAAGACATTGCCAAGAACACATCGGTCAAGTTTATATCCAACACAGAAGCCAAAATAAACTTTGATCCAAAACATCGCGAACCATTTAACTTTGAAGGTGGATCAACTGCTCAATGTAAAGCAGCATTGGCATATAATGATATGCTACGTAAATATGAACTAAATGATACAGAACCTATTTTACATGGTGGTAAAATCAAGTGGGTATATCTCAAAGAAAATCCATTTGGTTTGAGTGGCATAGCATTCAAGGACGATGGCAAAGATCCCAAAGTTATTATGGATTTTATTCATAAATACATTCATCGCACCAAGATTTGGGATGCTGAACTTGAAGGTAAACTAACAGATTTTTACACTGCCATGAGATGGGATATGTATAGTGAAAATAACGCAACGATTGAACAGTTTTTTAGTTTCTAATATGCTATTGACAAATACCAAATAACCAGACAATATAATAACCTACAATGAATAAATCAAATCTAATCAAGTTCATAGAGCTTTATAATCTTAACGGAACAGTTGAGCGCGTAAAGCTTGAAGCAGATGGCAAAAATATCAAAACTAATATTGTTACAGAAGACAAAACATTGGCAGGTAATGTATCATTCAATGGCATTGCTTTGGAAAAAGGTGAGTATGGTATTCATGATACTGCTCAATTCAAGAAGATGTTGAGTATCTTGGATGAAGAAGTAGAAATGTCAGTGAATAAAGTAGATGATCGTGCGGTTAGTTTGACCGTTGCGGATAAAAATACAGAGTCATTGATTATTCTGGCTAATATGTCAGTTATTCCCAAGACGCCAACTGTGGCAAATCTTGGTGTATTTGATTTGGAGATTGAGTTGGATGATGCTTTTATTGATCGTTTCATCAAAGCCAAAAATGCTTTGCCAGAAGTTAATACATTTACATTGGGTCTAAACAAGAAAGGCGACAAAGTTGAATTGATTGTGGGAGACAGTGACAACAACACCAATCGTATCAAACTGGAAGTAAAGCCAGTGGCGGGCAAAGACAAGCCAGCCAAAGAAATCAGTTTCAATGCCAACTATTTCAAGGAAATCTTGAGCAGAAACCGTGATGTAACTGGTGTGATATATAAGATAAACACAGCGGGCATCAGTCATATCAACTTCAAGACACCAGAATATGAAGCCAATTATTATCTTCTCAAGACCGCAAAATCTTAAAACGCAACATAATGAACTTTCTAACTGAAGAACCTTCCGAACCATCTGTCAATAATCACACTATTTGGGCGGAACGATATAGACCCAATAAATTAGAAGATTATGTTGGTAATGAAACTCTAAAAGCCAAAGTAAAACAATATATTGAAACCAATGATATTCCTCATTTGCTGTTATATGGTAGCGCGGGCACTGGTAAGACGACTCTTGCTAAACTTATTACAAACTCCATAAAGTGTGATATGCTTTATATCAATGCGTCGGATGAAAACGGCATTGATACTGTACGAGTTAAAATAAAGAATTTCGCTTGCAATCTTGGGTTTAATCCATTGAAGGTTATTGTACTTGATGAATTTGATTATTTTACACCAGCTGCCCAAATGGCCCTCAGAAATACAATGGAAACATTCAGTGAGCATACACGGTTCATTTTGACTTGTAATTATCATGAACGCATCATTGAACCTATACAATCGCGTTGTCAATCATTTGCTATTTATCCGCCGACCAAGAAAGATGTTGCCGCCAATCTTGTAAATATTCTCAAGAAAGAAAATGTAAAGATGGACAAAGATGGTGTGATATTGCTTGTGAATACTCATTATCCAGACATTCGTGCTATTATCAATACTGCGCAGCGTAATGTAGTTGATGGAGTATTGACATTGGCACGTGAAGATGTATTGGAGGGTGATATAAAAGCCAAGATAATTGAAATGCTCAAGAATGATGATAAGAAACAAGCATTTGCAGATATTCGTCAACTATTAGCAGACAACAGCATAAAGAGTTTTTCTGATTTTTATACTATATTGTTTGAGAAGGTAGAAGAATATGCATCCAATAATGTAGCAGATGCTATAATTATTATAGCAGACGGTCAGTTTCAAGATGTTTCTGTGGTAGATAAAGAAATCTGCTTTATGAGTACAATCATCAAACTGCTACGATCAACTAAATAAAAACATATGTATTCCGCAATATTACTGGACGAAAAATCCCAACTCAAGCTGGAAAAACTTGCTGAAGATATCAAAGTGAATGGTGTGCGTTTGCCTATGCTTGTGAGAGACAATGGATGGAAAATGTATAATCATCATATGACAATATCTATGGGTTCATTGCCAGAACATTTGAAACAATATATTGATACTATTCATAAACTGGATGTGACACATATTGGTATCAGTGACAAGGCTGTTGCTGTTCGCGTTGTTGGATTTGATAGCAAGAATAAAATTCCGCACATCACATTGGCTGTAAATATTAAAGGTGGAGGCAAACCATTTGATAGCAATAAAATTGAAAATTGGACAACGATTGATACAATAATAAAGTTGAGCGGAGAAGTAAAAGAATTACAATGAAAATTACAGACGCAGTATTTTACACAGACAACACAACTGTTCGCCTTGAAGTTGGTGATGAAAGATATTATCTCACAAATGACAAGAAGTTTTATGACATGCATCCAATAAACATAATGGCAGAAGAAATCAAGGGTGAAAAATTAAAAGAAATTAAAGCAGCTGCTAAATCAGGTGGGTATAAAAACGACACCGAAGTAAAGAAATGGTTGTAAAAAAGCCCACCGAAAGGTGGGCTTTTTGTTTTTTATATATACTTATACCTATAACCTATAAAATAATATGAATCTATTTGAATCTACATTTGAGAAACACAAAAAATTGATGTTGGAAGCCGCCGAACAACAATCCGAACCAGTCGCCGATAAAAAGTTGGATCAAAAGTTTAAAGCCGATTTTTGGAATGATTTTGAAGAAATGAAAGTTTCCCAATTTGTTCAAAAGTATAAAACCTTGATGGCGGACCCAAAAATTCATGCATTTATTGCGGCGGGAGAAAAAGATAATGATGATGTGGAAAATTTTACCGTCAGAAAAGCGTCGGGTGTAGTCAGCAAACTAATACCTTGTCAAAACGAAATAGGATTTGGAAACAGTTTAAATGATATCATCGGAATGAGCAAATGGGCGTCTGTTTCTGAATTAAATGAAATACTATCCGGTCAAAATGTAATTCTTTCCACACCCAATGGAAAAATACCTATAATAACGTTTGCTGGAAAATATATCATAGATGGACATCATCGTTGGAGCAAAATTGCATGTGCAAATCCAAACGCAAGCGTAGTATGTTTAGATTTTAACAACAAGGCAATTGGAGAAAATCCGGAAAAAGCACTAAAGGCGTTTCATTTGGCAATAGCCGCAGAATTGAAGGGAATGCCAACTGAACCATTGAAGGGAGAAAATCTGATGCAAAGTTCCGAAGAAAGAGTCCGTACATACGTGAATGAAAATTTAAAATCAGAATTTCTCACAGTTTATAACCAGTACAAGGATCAAATCTATCGTGGAGTTGACAAATTACAAAATGATAATGTTGCTCAATATATAGCAAGAAATGCCAAAGTTACTATAATAGGCGCAACTTCTGGTACCGACACCCCGAGAATAGATATGCCACAAGTTGATAAGGCTACCTCGACGCAAAAATCTTTGGAAACCGGCGTTATAAATTTCGCCGCAGACAAAGTAACGGAGCAATTGTTTGAATCTACATTCAACAAGTTTAAAAACTTGTATACGAAATAATTTATTATATATTGACAATAACATATTTCAACTTATAGTTATAAATTGAAGTCCGCATTGTGCGGCTAGTAATCTAAATAACAAAAGGTTGAAATATGAATATGCATAACGTAAGTATGCACGTCCAAGTAAATGGTCGTGCTTGTAAAGAATATACCCACAATGGTATGAGCCTCATTGAGGCTCGCAGCGGTACTAATTATACCGTGAAGATTAAAAACGACAATCCATACAGAATAATGACTGTTGTATCTGTTGATGGATTAGACGTTATATCAGGCAAGACAGCAGCAGAAAGTGATACTGGATATATCATTGATGCACATGGTACTCTTGATGTAAAAGGTTATAGAATAAGCGATAAAGACTGCGCGTCTTTTATCTTCACAAGTAAAGGAAAGAGTTATGTTCAACAAACCAAAGGAGACGCAACAAACTGCGGTGTCATTGGATTACGAGCATTTGGCGAAAAGACAAACCGAATAACATTGCCATATATTTATTCGACATATGCTGCAACGACATTACCATTGACATCAACAAATGATTGGTATGTGCCAAATATAGGATCTGCGGGCAATATATCATCATACCTTAACAATACACAGAACATATCATTATCTTCACATACAACAGCCAAAACAGGTGGTGTATTGAGATCAACAAACTTTGACACAGGAACTGGATGGGGCAATAAAGTTGAACAATCCGTAGAAAAAGTTAATTTTGAAAAATCTGACATGCTAACAGAAATGACAGTGTATTATGCCAGTATTGATGCACTTGAAGATATGGGAGTGGATATAAATCCAAAACCAAAGGTTGGATCTATGCCACAAGCATTTGGAAATTATTGCACTCCACCAACAGGTTGGAAAGGATAATAAAAAACCCACCTTTCGGTGGGTTTTTTATTTAAAGTTCAAAGCAATCAAATTTGCTATTTCTTTATATTCTGGAATCCAATCTTTGTTGCTGTAAAAAATAGCTTTAGTTTTGAATGGGTTCCAAGTTATTTCATATGTTCTTCGCAAATTTTCTTCTCCCCACACCAAATGAGTTAATCCACATAAACTTGCCAAGTGCATCGGACCGCTGCTTGGACCCACAATCAATTTGCTTTGATTGAATATTCCCACCAGTTCTTTTATTTCTATTCCACGAAGATCATCGGTTTTTTCTATGTGCAATGCTTCTTTGTTTCCTATGCATGCGATTTTTAAATTGTCTTGAATGGAATCGAGTAATTTTTTCCAGTTGGATTCATCCCAATTTCTTTTTTTTCCGGTGGACTTGTTTCTACAATGAAAAATCAAATCATAACTTTTTCCATTTTTGTATTCGTACTTGAAAAACTCCTGTTCTTCGGAAAACAAATTTTTTATATCACGAGATTCTTTTTTGTATGATCTTATATCAAAATTTCCATCAAGATAAAATGTATGGGATATATCTTTAATAATATTTTTTGCCACATCAATTGAAATTTTTACTTGTTCCTTATTATCATCAGGTTCCGGATCTAATTCAAAGCATTCATATTTTCTAGTTTTATAACTTCGTGGATCAAATTCTATATATTCGTCGCAAAAATCTTCGTAAAAATATTTATGACCGGGTCTGCTAATAATTATGGTTTTATCAAAACTTCTTGACAGTTTTCGTACATATCCTTGCCAACAAAAAAGTTCCCATCCAAGTTCTCCAACCCAAGGACCGGCTAATAATATTTTATTTTCCGGCATGGTGTATGAGTAGCAATAATTTAAACCCACCGAAAGGTGGGTTTTTTTATTATGCAGCCGGAGCAGCTTGGGGAGTTGGATTATAACTCAAAATCCATTTCAATGATTGTGACAATGTAGATTTTCTATCAGTTCCTTGAACAGTGTGTATTGGTTTTTTCTTTGATACACTCAAGTCGTATATATCTGCACTATTGTCATCTATCAATGCGACCTTCATTTTTTTGTAGTCTACCTTACTTTTTGCTGGTTTCTTTATTTTTGGTGGAAGATAATAAACCTTTTCATATTTAGATGCGTTTTCAATTGTGTCAACAACAGTTTGTGGATCTTTGAACTTGAATCGTGGACCGGATGACAGAATATTGATGGTGTTCATCACAGAGTTTGTATCTGGATTTATACTCATGATATTTTTTGCTGCATCTTGAGCATAATCCATAACGTCCTCAAACTTGGCAAACTTGGCGGCTGGTTCTTTATAACGAATGCGAATATTGACCCAAGCCAATGCTTGTAGTTGATATGATGTCAATCCAACCTTTTGTGCTTCTTCGTGCAGAATTTTGACCAAGTTCTGACGTATCACATCGCTGCCAAACAGTTTCATCACGATTATATTTACAATACCGTCTTGCTTCTTCTTTAGTTGAGCAGCTTTTTTGGCAATAGCAGCTTCTTCTGGAGAAAGTTTTGGTTTCTTTGGTTTTCCAGTGGCTTCGTCAATTTCTTTACTGGCATTATCTTCGGCACTCAGATATTCAATCCAATTGGATAAATCTTCTTCTACCATCTTTTGCAACGGCTTGTCGAAAAACACACGTATCATCCAACGATCAACGGTTGCTGGATCAATTTTACCTTCCCATTTTTTACCAGGAAACACAAGATTCAGAAAGAAAGAGTTTATTTTTGTTCCACCAATTTTTAATACTCCACCTTGTAAATCTTTGTATAGTTTATCTTTGTTGATACTTGTACCATTAGCCAGATAATATTTCACAAACAGATTGAAGTTTGGAATTTTTGCATTGGCAACGGTAATTTCACTAAAAATGTCATCTTGACCTTTGCGAGCACCTTGGGTTACTTTACCACCTTTATAATCTTTCTTTGGAGCCAACAGGTCAGCATAGTTTGATCCTTTGTTTTGAAACTTACTGAGATATTCTAAACTCTTAACATCCATGTTATTTTTTATATTGGATGACAGTTGCTTCAGCATATCAATACCTTCCGGAGTTTTGGAATCTGCGGCCACCGCTGTGTATAACTTGGCAGCTTCTAATATATTTTGGTCCAATGCAGTGTTGGCTGAACAATAAGCACATGCTGCAAGAAATAAACAAGCATCTGTTTCTCCCATGTTTTCAAAAATCAACTTATTAAAATTGTCATACCAATATGCATATGTGTCCAACTTTTGTTTTAGTTCTGGTGGAGCTTTAATATAGTCTTCCACTTCTTTTTGCAGATTGCCCATTTCCAATGTGACTGGAATTTCAACTTCTATGGATTTGTTGTCAACTTTAAAAGCAACTTTGACCGGAAATGTGTCTTTGGACTTGAATTTTGGAGACACAAGTTGATTATAAAATTCAGGCCCAGTCATGGTTTCAAGCAACTTGGCAATTTCAAAGTCACTCAGTTCAAGCATTTCGTTTAGATTCATAAGTTTGTGTATAATAAATATATATCAAACCTCATAAAAAGTCCTTGACTTGTTGATATTTTTGTTCATAGTATAGTCATTATGAGTGAACGCAAACTAGCTTCTATACAAACCATACTTTCTTTGAGCCCAATAGTTGGTGCTGATGCAATTTTACTTGCAAAAGTACTTGGTTGGGAACTTGTTGTGAAAAAGACAGAATTTCAAGTCGGGGACCGTTGTGTCTATTTTGAAATAGATAGTGTTCTTCCTATCGCACAATGGAATGATCATCTAAGAAAAGAGCCAAATAAGCCATTGCGTATAAAAACTATACGACTTCGTGGACAATTGAGCCAAGGTTTGGCTATGCCGTTGTCTATTATTCCAACTGGAGAATATGAAGTGGGTCAAGACATAACGTCACTCATTGGTGTCGAAAAATACGAACCCGTTGTGCCCGCTCACCTATCTGGCATGGCTAAGGGAAACTTTCCAGCATTTTTACATAAAACTGATGAAACTCGTTTACAATCCGAACCAAGAGTGCTTGATGAAGCTATATCCAAAGGTCTTGTGCTCGTTGGCACACTCAAAATGGACGGTACCAGTTTTACTGCATACAGAAGAGACGCTGACTTCGGCGTATGTTCCAGAAATTTAGATTTGAAAGAAACTGAGGGCAATGCTCATTGGAGAATGGCTCGTAAGTTGAAACTAGAAGAAATTCTTCGTAGCGAACCAGCGAATTTGTGCATACAAGGCGAGATGGCGGGGCCGGGTATTCAAGGTAATCGACTTGGACTATCTGAAGTTGATTTGTATATTTTCAATCTATTTGATATAGACACAGGGAAATATCTTTCTCATAATGAACTTTTCGTTTTTGCAAAAAAGCATGGACTGAATGTGGTTCCAACCGTACATCGTCTTGATTTTGGCGGTGTTGTTGCTCCAAGAGATGTTAATCATTTGCTTAATATTGCCAACAATCTAAACTATGACAATGGTACACCCGCCGAAGGCATTGTTTGGCGTTCTATGTGTGAAACTTACAGCGATGTTATCAAAGGTCGCCTATCGTTTAAAACAATATCAAATCGCTTCCTTGAGAAGTATAAAGAATGATCGTCAGATAGTATATAAAGCTGTATATATAAAAAGTTTTTTACGATTTGAGTTGTATATATAATATGTATTTGCGATGAAACTCGCAACATATATTATATTATTATTGGCACCATTCTGTTATGTTTATGGCAGTGATATGGTGCATAGTTTCAAGAGTTCTTCGTTCAACGGAGCCAATTTTTCTGCAACTGCAATGACGATTGAGAACTTGGCACGCACTCGCAAACAAACAATCAAAGACATTGCAGTATCAAAGGCTGAACAAGCAACAGCACAGGCTCAAAACACACCGTTAAACACGTTTATAAACAATTTGCAGGCAAGAATATACTCACAGCTGGCTTCGCAAGTTACAGACCAGATATTCAATTCTGGTGGAGCAACATTTGGTATAATAAATCTTCAAGGTGGAGCAACTGTTACATGGCAACGCAATGGCGATTTTGCTACACTTTTTATAAACGACCCAGCAAGCGGAAGTACCACTCAAATAACCGTTCCAGTCGGTTCATTGACACCGATACCATCAGGATGAAGAAATATGTTATTTTTATTATTTCATTGTTATTGTTGAGTGGCTGCGGTTCTATTCCTCGCAATCCAGCAATCCTCGACGTACCAAGAACTCAAACTTCTCCCATGGAGAATGAATTGTTATCCATTCCACCTGTTGACGGTCCAAGAATAACCATAGGTGTGTATGGATTTGCAGATAAAACCGGAGCAAGAAAAACCGCAGATAATTATGCATCATTTTCTTCCGCCGTGACACAGGGTGCAGAAAGTTGGCTCATTGATGCTTTACGACAATCCGGTCGCGGAGCATGGTTTCAAGTGTTGGAGCGTGCAAGTTTGGATAATATAATCAAAGAGCGACAGCTCATTTCACAAACCAGAGAAACATTCCAAGGAAAAAATTCCGAAAAACTAACACCGATGTTATTTGCAGGTATTCTTGCTGAAGGCGGAATTATTGGATATGATAGCAACATTTTGACGGGTGGTGCGGGTGCCAGCGTACTGGGTATATCAGCAAATACTCAATATCGCAAAGACGTAGTCACAGTATCATTGCGGTTGGTGAGTGTGCATACAGGAGAAATACTTTTGAGCACCGCCGTAACAAAAACAATTTCCAGTGTAGCAGTGTCGGGAAACTTATTCAAATTCTATGAACATGGAACATTGTCAATAGAATCTGAATTGGGACTGACCGCAAACGAACCCAATACAATTGCGGTCCGCAGTGCAATAGAAAAAGCCGTGATAGACATCATTTATCAAGGTGAAAAAATGAACCTCTGGAAGTTCAAGAAACAAAACACAACACCATGAAAATAATAAACATAATAAAGTTTACACTACTCACAGCAGTCTTCGGATTTGCTTCGGCCATATATGCTCAAACACCCGGTGCTCTTGGTGCCATCGCGGGAAACTCGTCTGGTAATCAAATATATGTGAATCAAATCACAACCGGAGGAGACACCACGTTCATACAAAATGGAGCATCCAATAGAATTGGATCTTTTGCTCTTCCAAGCAATATTACCGGAGATAATATTTTCATGGAATGGAGACAAATTGGAAACTCAAATAGTACTGATTTCTCTATTACAGGAGCCAACACTACGAAATTATTGTCTGCATTTGCGGGAAACAGCAATGAACAGAGAATATACTTCAACGGTGCCAATAACAACATGAATTTCAAGTTTGATGGTAACACCAACAGACTTTGGATAAATAATGATGTTACTGTGTATCGTGACGGCGGAGAAAATACCGCAACAGACAAAGCAACATTGGCAAGTTCCGATTTACAAATTAAATTTGCAGGCAATGATAACTTGTTTGCTTATGCTACAACAACTGGACTAAACAACTATTTGAAGTATGATGTTACTGGTAATACCAACACTATTAAATCTACACAAATTGGCAGTGCTGGTACCGGAACTCGTCAATCGGGTCACTATCAAGATGTTACCATTCTCGGCGGAGCAAATGATGTTATGATATATCAACAAGGCACTGTTCAACAATACTTCCAATACAGTTTGATCGGAAGCAACAACACGGTCCGAGTTTCACAAACAGCAACGGCTGCTCCAACATTCACAATCAACAACACCAATCAGCTGGCTCCCCAAGGTCCGGGCAGCGCAACAACCGTTATGGGCAATCCGTAATAATGAACAAAATTGTTACATTGTTTTTGATGTTCTTTATATTGAACAATGTTTATGGCGTTGTGGGTAAATTGACCGAGGTGACTGGTCCTACACAAGTTAGTAGGGCCAGCACCAAAATTGAGGGTAAAGTTGATGTGGGTATAGAAATAGATGATACCATCGAAACTCTCAAATCGCGGGTTGGTATAACATTTGAAGATGGTACCAGAGTACAATGTACCGAGTTTAGCAAACTGGTTATAGATACATTTGTGTATGATCCAAGTAGTGGAAAAGGAAAGCTTGCAATGAAGGCAACAATGGGAACTGTAAGATATGCTTCTGGATTGATTGCTAAAAATAATAAAGAAGAAGTAAAAGTAAAAACTCCCACGGCATCTATATCAGTACGTGGCACAGATTTTTCAATGACAGTTGATGAATTGGGCAGAAGCCTTGTTATTCTTCTTCCATCCCAACCTCAATTCGGACCCCCAGTGATTGGGCAAATAACAGTGAGCAATGGACTTGGAACAGTTGTATTGACTAAAGCATATCAAGCTACATTTGTAGCATCAAGTTCTGTTGTACCATCTTCTCCAGTACTTTTGAATTTTGACGACGAAAGTAAAGTGAACAATATGTTGTTGATAGACACACCAAAAAATGTCACACAGGCCGCAAAAGAAGCAAAGAAAGCAGCGATTAATACAGAAAAAGAAGATACTGGTGAAGATAAAAATAAAAAAATGGAAAAGAAAGAAACAAAGTCCGATAGTAAATCTCCTAGCACATCAGTTGCACAAGTCGAGGAAAGTCCAACCGAATCTGCAACCGAAGCAACAAACTTACCAGTCGTTGTAGTTCAAGAAAACATTGTCACAAAGCTTGATATAACTGCTATAAGTCCAAGCACCAATATTGCTGTTATGGATGCAATTGCGGAAAAACAATCTGTACAACCAACATCAATATCAATTGTACCAATAGCACCAATTATATCTATACCAACTTCTACAGTAAATAATGGATTTACAACTAACGGAACTCATGCTATATTGTATATAACCAATGGAAACAATATGGTGTGGTATACTTTAAAGGCTGATGCCAATGCTATATTCAATATAACTCAAAACACCGAATCAAAGGAATATCCATTAAACTTTGGTTCCAAACTTAAAGTTAATATAATTCAAAAATGAAATCTCATATTCTTAAACTATTTGGTGTCGGTTTGCTGATATTAACTGCACTTGTTGTGCTACGCATACAAGATTCATATCCAATAGAAGTAATGAGGCTCAAGGGATTGGACTATTATCAACGCACACAAGACAAAGTAAAAAGTGAAAATATTATTATTGTTGAAATCGACGAAAAAAGTTTAGAAGAAAAAGGACAATGGCCGTGGCCAAGAAATGAACTGGCGGATGGTATCAATAAAGCATTTGAAAATGAAGCAGCCACTGTAGTATTGCCAATTATATTTGCAGAAAAAGATAGAATGGGTGGAGACGCAGCATTTGTGGAAATACTGGGAAAAGCACCTGTAATCACAGCACAATCTGCGGCAGTAAAGGGCAAAGGCGTGCCAGTACCAAGAGGTATGGCAACGATTGGCGGCAGTGCAGATGGATGGTTGTATGATTATCCCAACGCAATTGGACCGATAAAAGAAATAGGTGAATCGTCTGCTGGTGTGGGAATGTTATTGACGGCACCTGAACTTGATGGCGTGGTACGTCGCTTGCCGTTGGTTGTGCAAGTAAAAAAAGAAACATATCCAACTTTACCTTTGGAAGTGTTGAGAGTGTTTGGAAATGAACCGAGCTATCAAGCAAAAATCAATGAAGCAGGAGTGCAAGCCATAAGAGTAAAAGGCTCTGCTCCAATAAATACAGATGCTAGTGGTAGAGTGTGGATAAATTTCAAATACAAGTTTGATAATATTTCATATACAGATAAAGATTGGAGTAAAGTCAACGGTAAGATTGTGGTTATAGCATTAACTGCTGAAGGATTAACAAACACAGTAGCAACTCCTGTGGGAACAGCATATGGACACGAAGTTAGTATGCAGACACTACAAATGTTGATAGACGGAAATAGACTGGAACGCAAAGCGGAGTTTGATTTATATGAGTTGGCGGTTGGAACATTGCTTGGATTGATTCTTGTAGCATCTGCTGCATATCTTGGTTATGTTTATAATGGAATACTTGTGTCATTTATGATTTGTGTGTCATTTGGTATTGGAATGTATCTATTCAAGCACAATGGCTATTTGGTTGATTATACTTGGACAACTCTCGCAGCATTTTTGCCGTGGGTTGGATCAATATTTATGAGATTTGTGATGGAGTTCAAATTGAAGATGCAAATCAAAAAACAATTTGGTACATATTTGTCGCCAGCACTGGTTGAAAAACTACAAAAAAATCCGGGTTTACTTAAACTTGGTGGCGAATCCAAAGAACTAACTATATTATTTTCCGATATAAGAGGATATACTGCGTTGTCTGAGCATTTCGGGAAAGATGTGCAGGGGCTAACATCTCTCATTAACCGTTATATGGATGTTATGTTGCCTATAGTAATGAAAAATGAAGGCACTGTTGGAAAACTTATAGGGGACGCTGTAATGGCGTGGTGGTCGGCACCTATTCATGTAAAAGACCAAGCAACACTTGCAATAAAAGCCGCGCAGGAAATGAATATCGCATTGGTAAAACTCAATGAAGAATCAAAAGCACAAGGAATCCCAACTCTATCAATCGGAATCGGAATAAATACAGGAGAAGTTGTTGTGGGAAATATGGGGTCAACGGAGCGATTTAGTTATGATATACTCGGTGACGCGGTGAATCTAGCGTCTCGCATAGAGGGTCAAACTAAAGAATATGGCGTGTTGATTATTTTGGGAGAAAATACTATAAAAAAATACAAAAAAGAACAAGAAAATGCTAAAACTATGCAACTATTTGAACTTGATTGTATCGCCGTCAAAGGTAAAAAAGATGGCGCGAGAATTTATACCGTTCTTGAAAATAAATTGAGTGAAAGTCAATATAACACAGTTGTATCTGGTCATTTTGCTTTTCTAGATGATTATAGAATGCAAAGATGGGATAGTGCAATATCTCATGCCAATGAACTCATGACACAGAATAAAGAACTAAAGAAGTATTATGAAATGATGATTGAACGAATGTTGGAACTTTGTACTCAAAATCTTGACAAAGATTGGGACGGTGTGTATCGTGCTACTTCAAAATAATGAAAATTTCATTTCCTAAACCAGAAGTACATCCCAAAGGTTGGGGTGCTGAAACTTGGCTGATTAATTGTCCTGATTATTGTTCTAAATTTTTAGATTTTAAAAAAGATTCTCGTGGAAGTATGCACTTTCACGACAAGAAACACGAAACTTGGTACATTTTATTCGGTCAAATTTCCGTTTCGTGGGTGGACGCACTCAACGCCCAAAAACATTCTCGCATTATTAGCGTGGGAGAAATGGTAGATATTCCTCGCCTTCAAACGCATCAAGTTCATGCTCTTGAAGATACTCGTATTCTTGAAGTATCTACTCAACATTTTGAAGATGACTCTTATCGTGTAATGGCGGGTGATTCTCAAACACAAATCAAATAGTTGTTATAATAAGCTATTTTCTAAAAAAATGTCACTTTTTTAGAAAAAAGTGTTTGACTTTTCATTTTTTTGCTATCATAGTTCTATTTATCAGTAACAAACATGAACTCGTATTCACACAAATCCCAAAACCTCGCCACTTCGTGGAGTTTGTGCTTTATTACACAACCTACACGTGGAGCCAATAAAGGCGATACAAAGCAGGGTGTGGCATAATAGGAGTTAAAGTTTAATAACTTTACAAAACCTAAAAAGCCCACCCTCCAAAAGAGAGTGGGTTTTTTGTTTTTGGAGTTTTTAGAAAAAAGTTAGAAAAAAAGATTGACAAAATAAAAAAAGTAAATAGAGTAATAAGTATCAAATTTAAGTTAGGTTCTTTTAACAATTCAAATTTTTAGGTTAGGTTAGATGGGTAAAAACGCACCTGTAAGCGCGATAAAATAGCCACCGGACCATTTAGGTACCGTTTTGTGGGAATCAATATCATTATGTAGGTTAGAGATAGTTTAGATGAAAAACATAATGTGAGGCCGAAGTATATAATGTTATTTATAAAGTTGAAGAAAGAAGCAACAAGACATGTATTTAGCGTGTTGAGTTTCTTTCTTCATATGTTCTGCGTGATATACAACCTCCTCGTGGTGCAGAACGGGACAAAATAAAAAAATATTTTGTGCGAATAGTATAGTTAAAAGAGTTTTTATAGATATTTATTATTAACATTAAAAAAATATGGAAGATAAAGATATACTCGTTGAGTTTTTAAGAGGTGGATGGATTGTTGCTCTAATTGGAGCACTGGGTATGTTGGCAAGAACTTTCATGGATGGTGTAAAACGGTCTTGTGCAGAACAAATTAAACGAATCATAGCAGCAGCAATATGTTCAACAATAGCATGGTTTATTTTAGAGCAAGTAGAAGTAAGTAGCTTGACAAAAGCAATCAGTTATGGTATAACTGGTGTGATAAGTCCAGAAATCCTTCAAGGTATAACACTTCTTTCAAAGAAGTTTGCTAAAAAACCAGAAGATTTCTTGAAGAAAAAATAATTTAAGCGCGGCAGTATCTCAGTTGGTAGAGAACGAGTTTTCCAAACTTGATGTCGCAGGTTCGATCCCTGTCTGCCGCTCCAATTTGCAAACGCCACGTCATTGGCGAAATTGAGGTTGACTCAAATGACAATTTTAAATGGGCAAGCGCCAAAGTTGGAGAGTTGGAGCAGACTGTAAATCTGTTGCCGTAAGGCTGAGTTGGTTCGAATCCGATCTTGCCCACCATTTTAGAATACGGAAAATTGGCAGAGTGGTCTAACGCAGGACTTTGCTAAAGTCCCGATCCGAAAGGGTCCATAGGTTCGAATCCTATATTTTCCGCCAAATTTATATATGCCGAATAAACATAAATGGTAATGTGCTAGTCTTGTAAATTAGATAAGCGGGTTCGATTCCCGCATTTGGCTCCACGATTTATGCAGTAGTAGTTCAATGGTAGAATGCTTCGTTGCCAACGAAGAGGTCTGCGGGTTCAAGTCCCGCCTACTGCACCATTTTTTAAATGCCGTGTGACATAGCTGGTTGTGATGACCCCTCTGCAAAAGGGAGGAGATTGGTTCGATTCCAATACACGGCTCCATTTTGTTGTGTAGTTCAGAGGTAGATCACTGACGGGATATGATGGTAAAAGACACCGAAAAAGTTCCCTAAAAGCAGATGCCGATGGTTCGAATCCATCCATAACAAATAATTTTATGGCCATGTGACGTAACTGGATAAACGTGTTAGTTTTAGAAACTAAATTCTGTGGGTTCGAGTCCCACCTTGGCTACCATTTTGTCAACGAAAAACGCGGACTGATAGACCGCAAGTAGTTTTAATCTCAAACAGGAAAAACTTATCTCCATGTGAGACGACAAAAAATTTTATGGGCGTGTGACGTAACTGGATAACCGTGTTTCATTCAAAATGAAAATTCTGTGGGTTCGAGTCCCACCATTTTTGATAATGTATGTGTTTTCGTCTCTAAAATCTTACGGCACATGGAAGACGTGTAACGGGTTCAAAGTCCGACCACTTTGCATTGAGCGGAGTGAGTAAGCCAACCATATACATTATCAAATATTTTTATGGGAGTTTGGTGAAGGCGGTCCTCACGTCGCACTGAAGATGCGAAGAAGTTGGTTCAATTCCAACAGCTCCCACCATTTTATTGAGATATATTGTAGTGGCAGCAAAAGAGTCTCTGAAATTCATAGCATTGGTTCAATTCCAACAGCTCCCACCATTTTATTATACAACAACTGCGGAGATAGTAATTCCAAAAAAGTTGTTACTGTATGAGTAGAAGATACCGTGAGTTAATTACTATGTCACGTGAAGCGAAAAATATAGTATAATATAAAGGTGAAGCCTCATCTTGAATGGGTTAGATTCCCAAAGGCATTTTTATTCCCGTCGAGGAAGCTGGCGCAACCGGTGGTCTGTTAAACCATGTCGAGCTTGGATCGTAACCAAGGGCGGGAGCCAATTTATACGGAAGTCAAGCTACAGTGGACGGGCATTCGACTCTTAATCGAACTATTCGTGTGGGTTCAACTCCCACGGCTTCCACCAATTTCAAGCAAGAAGAGGCTGTTAAAGTCAGCATGGACATTACAAGATGCTAAATGGTGATAAGTGAATTCACATCTTACTTGAAAAATTTATGGAACTAAAGCCACAGTGGACGGGCAGCGGTCTTTTAAACCGTTAATTCGTGTGGGTTCAACTCCCACTGGTTCCACCAATTTTATCAGTGTGTGGTGCCAAAGGTTGGCGATTCCGCTTGGAACGGAAATTATGTTGGTTCGAGTCCAATCACACTGACCAATTTTTAACATACACAGCAGTATTCTTGATTTATATCAATGTCAATAATGGCTGTGTGAAACTTTGGGGTGGGAGCTTATGAAGCACAAGCGATAGATTGTCAATCTATAGAAAGTCGGTGCAAATCCGATGCACCCCGCCATTTTATGGAGACGCTGGCAAAGTAGAGCCGACCTCGCTTCGAACGAGTTATAACTATAGGTTAGAGTCCTATCGTCTCCACCAATTTTTGAGCGGCAGCGTGGAAGGACATGCAGCCTTGAGAAGTTCTATTACGCACAGTATAGTGTACATAAAGCTGTGCCTCTGAAACGAAGCGATGACTACCTAATAGAGCGGGTCAGATTCAATGTCATCAATAGGTATCAATTCCTATCCGACTCAAATTAATTTTGAATAGCAGCTCGGAGTGTAGGAAAGTTTTTTCCTTTCCGGTACGAGCATGGGGTTAAACCATCAGCGGAAAAATAAGCAACGAAAAGCCTCTAGGTTCATAACAATATGTTAAATGGAAAAATAATAACATGTTGGAATTTATGCGTAACTAAGAAACTCGCTATAGTGTAGCTATATAAAGTAAAACTACACCTATTCAATTAATTTTATGAGTTATAATAAAGTTTTGATATAATATATACTATATATATTATATATGCAAATATCAAGTACACAACCAATTGATACTCAAATTAAATCACCAGTTAGTATGCATGCTGCGGCAAAGATATATAGCAAAAATAGCCCAGTCTCACTCAGTACAAATGCATCTGGATTTTTTGCAAATGCTGAAGCTGACGTTGTGCATGATCTTAAAAAAGCTTTGATGGCTGCAATAAATTGTGGAGACTTTGACAAAGCTATACATATTTTAAAATGTTTAAAAGAACTGGGATAATAATATATAAACAATTTACAGAGAGTAAAGGGTACTGCCACTGGGATTATCGCGGTGGGTTCACGTAGCGTAATAAGCACACATGACCAAACACTCTCTAATATTTGAACAGAAGTCTAGTTGTTTGTAAAACAGGAGTCGGTGTAATCATATTGATGTTTTTCAACAGGCAACCGTGCGCGGAATAATCGGGTGCTGTTCATTTTTTTGGCCCTATAGAATAGAAGTTAGTTCGCCTGACTTTCAATCAGGAGATGTGGGAGCGTTACCCACTGGGGCTACCAATTTTTGTTGAGGAGGTTGGCTTAGAGGCAGCAATCCTATAATGAGTAGAGTCCGTACTCCAAGCAAGTAAAAGTGCAGCGATGAATTCTTGAATTCTGCATTTTCCATTACCAACTATAATGGTTTTGCATGGAGGCAATTCAGACGATTGAACCGATAAGAACTAAGGAATTGACCTTAGCTCGGTGCCGAAAATGTAAGCGCAAGTATAGTTGTTATATATTTGGCCGCGAAACGGTATCAGCTCTTTTGGCGTAATAGCACACTCTTCAAAATAACCCATGCCTGCACACGCAGGAAAGTTGGTATTTGGCACGGGAAACCGCCAACCATCTATCCTATCATGGGAACAATTTTATGGCGATATCGTCTATGTTTGAAAAGGACAGGATATTCTCAATATTCAGAGGTCGGTTCGACTCCCGACTATCGCCACCATTTTATAATAAATAGTTCAAATTAGTTCAAATTCAAGATTTGAATGATATTTATGTATATGCACTACTTGATATACAAGGTCACTAACAAAGTAAACAATAAAATTTATGTTGGTAAGCATAAAACAAATGACAAGAACGATAGCTATCTAGGGTCCGGCGCAATTATTAAGAGGGCCGTTACGAAGTACGGTAAGGATGCTTTCCAAAAAGAAATACTTTACGAATGTGAAAACGAGGATGCGATGAACCGCAGAGAAGCCGAGATAGTTGACGAAGAGTTCATAGCTCGTCAAGACACATATAATATAAAGCTCGGCGGTAATGGTGGATGGGACTTTATAAACAAGAATGCCCTTTTCAACGGAGTAAAACACCGCGCAGCGGCACGAGAAAATATAAAAAAAGCCAGTAAGGGATACAAAATTTGGTTTAAAAGTTTATCTACCGACGAGAGGGAAGAATACATGGTAAAAAGGATGTTGGGAATTCGGCTATTTCAAGAGACGCATGGGGGCACTTTCAAAGGAAAGTCACACTCAGATTTAACGAAAGAAAAAATGCGAAAAGCGAGATTGGGTAAGGTGAGTGGAAAAGATAATCCATCATATGGAACAATGTGGATAACAAATGGTGTTGACAATAAGAAGATACACAGAGATACTACGATTGCTGTTGGTTGGAAAAAAGGTAGAATAATAAAATAATTTTATTGGGATGTCGTATAAAGGCTATTACCTGCGGCTTTGACCCGCATGATCGTCGTTCAATTCGACGCATCCCAGCCATTATATAGTTGACGGGTTGTAAAAACATATTCGAATTGTGTTTGATAAAACTTCGATACTCTCCATTTTTGTATATTAGTATACTTATAAAAGTATGAGCGACATGACATCAAATAATTTGATTATACGCAGAATGATTGATAAGAAAACATCTTATACAGCAATTTTTTTAAAAGGAGAACAACCAAGAATTTTCCCTACAGATGATTATGAACATGCTCGTATTTTACAGATATACAAGCAAGATAGAAAATATGAAGGTATAATAAACGATTTTACAGATTTTGATTTATAAAATGGTAGAGAAGCACAAGTAGTTATATGCTCTCGTTTGATAGACGAAGGACAGTGAGTGCAAGTCTCACCTCTACCACCAATTTTCTTCACCCGAGACCGCCTATCTCATGTAAAAATGATGATGGACTCAATCTGAAACTACAGATGATGACATATGACGATATGTATAGGGCAATCTTTTATACGTTGACAAAACCATATTTTGTATTGTATATGTATACAAATGTTATCCGTATATAAAAAATATAAAATAGAATGCCAGTTTAGATTTGTAATAAAAAATTATCCAAACGAATTTGATTTTGCATTGGTAGAAAAACATGGATGGTATTCACCAAAAAATCACGGCAATAATCCATTTGGAGTAAGCAGAGATCATATCATGTCAGTAAAGTGGGGATTTGATAATGATATTGATCCGAAATATATTCGCCACCCCGCAAACTGTCAGTTATTGAAACACAACGACAATGTAAGAAAAGGAAAAAAAAGAATCAATAACACTTGACATTTTATTAGAAAAGATTAGAGTTTGGGATAGTAAATATTTTATGGGCTTATAGTGATAATGGCAGCACAGTTGATTTGCATTCAACAGGTTGGGATTCGATTTCCCATAGGTCCAGGTCCGAGTATAATCATAACCTCCACGCGGTTCGGACTGGAACAAGTATATTATACTTGTACTAATAATGATTATTTTACACCAGGGTCGTCTAGCGGCTATGACAACTGCTTTACATGCAGTCTATAATCGGGGGTTCGAGTCCCTCCCTTGGTACCATTTAGCATATTGAGGGTAGCCCCTTGGTGGTGACGATATACCTTATCACGTCAAATTTTTAGAGTTTTTTCGGTGTGTAGCCTAGAGGACAGGCACCTGTTTTGGGAACAGGACCACGTGTGTTCGATCCACATCGCACCGACCAATTTTTTTATGGCGTTTATAGTGTAGTGGTTCGCACACAAGTTTGTGAAACTTGAAGGACGATTTCGAATATCGTTGGACGCCCCAATTTGATTTATAGGTGGGTCGCATAATTGGTATTGCAGCAGTCTCCAAAACTGCCACCCTGTGGGTTCGAGTCCCACCCCACCTGCCATTTATGTCAATACACAATAATTTATTAACATAATAATCGCAATGATGTGTATATATTTAAAGATATGTCAAAGAAAAAAACATCTAAGAAAATTAAACGAGTATCAATGAAAGAAATTGTTGATGCATTTTATTCAGGAATTTCACCAACTAAAATAGGTAAAATGGCAAAACAACTTGTAAAACAACAAAATACCAGAAATTATTAATTTTAGTTTTTATAACAAACGAATAAAAGTTTTAGAAGATAGTTATGTTGTGTATATATACAACAACCAAAATAAAATCATATGAGCAAAATCACTATTCAAAATCTAGCCGAAAGATTGTCGGCAGTTGAAATAAAATTAGCCACGCTTTCTGGCCTACAAGCCAGCGGCGTTGATGCATCAAGCATCCAAGAACTGGACATTCGTTTGTCCATCGTTGAAAGTACCGTTGATGAACTGATCGCAAAACCTGCCGCCGACGCAGTTGCTGCATTGGTGGCTGCACCAGCAGACGAAGCACCAACAGCTGTAGCAAGTGTTGTGGCACTGAGCCCATCAGCCACAGTTCCAGACGCCGCTGCAATTGTATCTGAAGTTATAGCAGCACAAGCTGCTGTTGACGCACCAGAATCACAAGAAGTTAATGATGTTGTTGTCGCTGCAATTACTGCAATTCTCACCGCTCCCGCTGATGTTGTAACAGACACAGAAGCTCTGATTGAAGCCATCACCGAAGCTGTTGCCGAAGTTGCAACAATTGATGATGCAACGGTAGCACAAGCTGCTGCTGACGCAGTTGCTCAAATCATTGAAACCGCAACAGGTGAAGCACCAACAGCAGATGTGATTGAACAAATCACAGATGCTGTAGCATCTTGCCCAGTTGAAGCCGCTGTATCCGAAGTTATTACATCCGAAGCAGCACCAGATGCCGTGGTGGATACGCTCATTGAAAATATTGTTGCTGACAGCCCAAGTGCTGATGTATCAGCCGCCGCCGAAATCGTGAACTTGGTCGTTGAATCCGTTGTCACCGCCGATGCTGAAACACAACCAGACGTTGTTGCCGCAGTTGCCGCAGCCGTCGCCGCAGTTGTTAATGCTGAACCAGAAGTGGTACAAGATGCAGAAGCCATCACAGAAGCAATCACAGCAGCCGTTGCTGAATTATCAGCACCAGAATCAGAGGATGTGCAAGCTGACGTAGCAGATGCAGTTGCTCAAATTATTGCTACTGCAACCAACGTAGAAGAAGTCACAGATGCAGTTCAAATTCAAATTGAAGAAGCTGTTGCTGCTGACCCAGAACTAGAAGTTATCAATAGCCGTTTGACGGAGGTTGAAGAAAAAGTAGGTCTGCTGGGAAAATAGGTTCCAGCGTAGGACACGTGACAGAGAATATAATGTCCACTGTCAAACGCTGGTTTAAAAACTGGTCAGTGTAATCAAAACTCAAAGGCTCCAGAAATGGAGCCTTTTTTATTTACTATATGTATATTTATTAATTTACGGAAAAATGGCTGAGTCCGGTCTAAGGCGTCCGACTTGAAATCGGAAGTAGGCGCAAGTCTACCGTGGGTTCGAATCCTACTTTTTCCGCCAATTTTTGCAGCATAAACATAAATGGTGATGTGCAAGTTTCGTAAACTTGAAAACCGAGTTCGATTCTCGGATGCTGCTCCATTTTTTATTATTATATTTATATTTATAAGATATATGATAAGCTTAAAGCATCTTTTATTGGAAAACGAAGAATCTAAAAAAATTGAATTGGATTTGACCAATTTATATAAACAATACTTGACAAGTTTAAAAAAGTTGCAAGGTACCAATGGCATTGAACAAAAATTATCCGACATTCGCGCATCAACGGGTTTTGATTGGAACAAACAACAAAACAATCCGGAGATACAAAAATTAAATTCCGAGAAAGAAGCTGTGACGAAGGAGTTGGGTGGAATATCTCAACAATTACAACAAAACTTCAAAAAAATGAAAGATATGGGATTGGAAGACAGAGCAAACTTTATACGAGGAAAAAGAAAAGAACAGGTGCTAAAAATATCAAACAACTGGACAAAAAATTCAGTATCTGACATTCAACGCAGTCAAAAAAATAAAATGTCCGATATGGAAAGAAGTTTAGCACAAAAACGACAAGTGTATAAAGATGAATTGAATGCGTGGTATAAGAATGGTCAAAAAGGACCACAACCACAATTGTCTTCGTAAAAATGATATATGTTTGATCGTATGGAAAAAATACCGCTCCATATTGGTATATTATAAGTTCATATATACTATACTTATTGGTAGCTATGGCTACTAATAATATAACATTAAAAGGTCAGACATTCAACAAATCTGACTCATTCAATCCAAACACAGAAAATCTACAAACAGATGGTCTTTCTGTGCTTTGTTTCAGTCAAAATGATGATTCTAAAGTAAATGACTGTATCATAGATGGTCAAGATGCACGCTGGGGAGGCAAAGCCTCATTAACATTTGGTCTTGAATATAATAGATGCACATTCAAGAATGGCACTGCACGAGCATTTGATATGGTGCGTGGTGGCAATGTTACATTCACTGAATGTATATTTGAAAATACTGTACGCAAGCCTGTAGCATCACAGTATACTATAGCAGAACAATGCGACATTGGTATAAAAGCTGGTGTACATGATGTAACATTTCATAGTTGCATATTCAATGATATTTTAATAGGTGATTATAGTATCTATGATCAACAAGATCGTCCAAAAGCTCGTCGCTTTACTTTCATCAATTGTAAAAATAAAGATGGTGGTCCAATTATTATTCGTGGCAAATATGTTGATAAAGATTCTATCAATCTTGTTGGTACACAAGCAAAAATGTGGGTTTGGCCGTCATTTTTAACCAAATTATATTGGATGTTTAATCGCAAGTTTGGCGATACTCGCAAACCAGATGGTTGGAATGTATATGATCCACGAGAGATAGATTAAAAATATAACATCGCAGTTTTTATATAAAAATTTAGCTTGCCAAATTGGTAAGCGTGTATCATATTTATCGGTTCAAACGTCTAAAGACGAAAACTAAATAATAATATATGAAATATAATAACACACAAAATAACTCGCTGCTTGTGAAGCTCTTTGCTTCTATGATGCTGTTTGTGGTCACTGTGACCAGTGTATTTGCCATTCCCGGCATTACATCCACAAACCTACAAACAACTGCGGGTGTAACAGTTACAGGTGCAGGTACTACTCTTAGTATCGTCGCTCCAAACAAGTCTGTGCTTACATGGCAGAACTTTGGAAGTGGCACGGATACTATTGCTATTGGAGATGCACTAAACTATACACTTCCTTCCAATAATGCATCTGTATTAAACATTGTTGCTGGTGGAGCATCTTCAACCATCAACGGTACACTTTCCTCTAACGGTAATGTATATGTTCTGAATCCAAATGGCATTTTGATTGGTAGCAGTGCTCGAATTGATGTCAATCGTTTGGGCTTGAGCACATCCGACAATCCATCATTTGCTAGTTTTTATTTCCAGCAAAATGGATTTCTTCCGTCCCAAGACGGACTGGTTCCTGTTGCTGGTAATACAACCATCAACAATGGTGCAATCATTGCAGTTGGCGAAAATATTACTCTTGTTTCCAAGAACATCACAATCAATGGTGTATTGTCTCAAGGAAATCTTGTGCTCAATGCTGATGGTAATGTTACTGTGGGTTCTGCTGGTATGGCTTATATCGCTGGCAATTTGACTATCAATAATCCAACTGGAACAACTACAATTGGTTCTGCTGGCAACAACACAATTATCACCAATAACCTAGTGGTCAATGGAAATTCTACAAGTGCGTTTTCTTCGGTTGCTACTGGCACAATACAAGCCAAGACGCTGAACGTCACGGCTGGAACAATTCTAGCCGATCGTATCAGCACAAGCAACACAACCGTAACTGGCACAAACGTCACTGTTAATGTTGGTTCTGGTGCTGGTACGCCTTCTGTTACCGCAGTTGGTAATGGCACAGTACAAATATCCGCTCCCGCATCTCTTGCCGTAAATGTCACCAATTCTGGTGTTGGTGCAACTAGCGTATCTGCTGGTGGCAATTTGATATTGGGCAAGGTGCAAGTTGAAGGTTTGGCTGGTGCTTCTTTTACTGGTGCCGCCGTGACTGACACTTCGTCCAGAATCTTTGTTTATGGCGGAACATCTTTCACCGCAACTGCTGGAAATGTTACTATCGACAAAGGACAACACAGTTTTGGTCCAGTTAGCGTATCTGCTACCGGCGAAGCCTTGATCTTTGAAGATGCAGCCACACAGCTGAACGTTGTCAACACTCCAAAGTTGACATTGCGTTCTGTTGATTATATTTTTCAAACTCCAACAACTGGTGTAGTTAATAGCTCATTGGTTTCTGTTGCGGGTGCTGGAAATATAACACTTGGTGCAGCCACAAACTCGGCTGGAAATTACACAGTCGTTGGCAATGATGTTGTGTTTACCAACAACGGTGCATTGTCTATATCCACAACTGCAACTGGCAACGCTTCTGTTGCATCAACGGGCGCAGTGACTCTCGGCTCAACAACCACGGGTGGCACACTAACAGTTACTTCTGCTGGAGCAATCGCTCAAGCGGTTGACACAAAGGTATATGCCTTGGGTGCATCAAACTTTGTTGGAACTGGATTGACGCTATCAAATGCTGGCAACGGCTTTGGTGGCATCACAGTTGATGTTGGTACTGCCGGTACTGCCACAATCACCGAAGAAACAACTTTAAACCTTGTTTCTCTTCGCGCTGCTAATGCAACCGTAAAAAGTACATTCGATGTTATTACAACTGGTATATTGCCAGTAGTCGCTGATACATTCAATGTTGTTGTTGGTGGGGATTTTGTTCCTGCTGCAAACTTCCGCGCTGTTAATGCTGTTACAGTATTGTCTGGTGGAAATGTTGACTTGAGTAATTTGAGTTTGATCACAAACTTGAATAACAAGAGCCCAAGCATCATTGCCAAAGGATACAAGGCTCCACAGCCATAATAGATATTATAAAGTGTATAATTCAAAAACCCAACCTTAAATGGTTGGGTTTTTTGTTATGTTCATATATATTTATAATAACTTATGAAGAAATCAGAACTCAAAAATCTTATCAAAGAAGTGATGGATGAAATAGTAGAACTTAATCCAGAAAAGCAAGAACAAATGACAACCACACAGTTGAATGGATTGAATCAAAAATCTGAAAAGATGTTAGAAATCATTCAATCTGAAAACGTAAAGCTGGAACCTTGGATGATTGATCTTATCAGCCAAGCATATCATAATATTGATGCTGTTGCCAACAAACTGATGTTTGGTCAGCAGAAAGATTAAGAAAGTTATTGACTTTAGATAAAATTCTGCCACTATCTTAATCAAGAAAAGGGTGTGATGAATTGATCACACGGAGGTAACGGGTAGGCTTTCCTCCGAAGGACACGAACCGCAATATGTGCCTTCCTCGTTCTTTATATTTTTGGTCCTATAGTGTAACTGGAAGCACCGACAGCCTTATAAACTGTGCGCACCTGATTAGTGCCGAGCGGGGGTTCGATTCCCTCTAGGACTACCATTTTAATCCAAGAGATTTTCTCCCCTTGCCTTTATTTTTTGCTCGGCATGTATCAAGTTGAGAATCACAGTTTGGACAAATTAATCTAAAGTTTGGGTATGAATTGTTGGCAGCACAACCGTCAATATGGTCAACCCAAAGTCTTATTGGTTTAGAATTCCAATCGTTACCGCTCAATCCACACAAAGAACATTTATTCCCAAAATCTTCACATAGCATTGAGTATATAAATCTTCTCGTAGGAACAGATGGATAAGTTCCAATCTTAATAGATTCTTTTATTAATTTGACTTTCATCTGAGAGTGACAACGAACACTACAGTACATTTTTTTAGTTCTGTAATTAAATAATTTGCTACAAAATTTACAGATGCCCGTTTTGATTGTACACATTGCCCCGCAATTGATCTTCAACCCGTATTTTTTCAACCACCATCGCACTGTAGTTTTACTCCGTTTAAGTTCTTCGGATATATCATACGCCGAATATCCCTTTTCAATGAGCATTATTAATTTCTCTTTTGCGATTGGAGTGAGCGAGGTGAAATTTAATTTTAGTGAATATTTTTTTATGAAATATCTCACCGTAGTTGGATGTCTATTAAAATAGGTTCCTATCTGAACAGAATTGTATCCTTTCCCGATAAGATCGGAAAGTTCTTCTTTATTTATTACAGTATTTTTCATAATATCTCCTCATATTTTTTTGCTTGACTAACTCTTTGTTTCGTTCATAGTACCTCATCTGACGGGCCTTTCTAGCCTCGATTTGTTCTTTAACAGTTTTGTATATTTTTTTTCTTCCCATGTATATAAGTATAATGTAAAAGTAGGAAAAATGTAGGAAAAACAAAATAATACTTTTTATAAAATTTTTAGCAATGATTGTTGCTTCATAGCAGTAGTGGGTTTGGGTCCAACCAAATTGAAATGTTGTGAATGCAACAATATCGGCTCTTATGCAAGAGTAGGTAATTGATTAAAAATAAAAGAGTTCGTATTTATACGAACGATAATATACTTATTTATGTGAAATTAAAAACACTTTTATTTGAGGTATTGGCAGATCACGGACTATTGGCAG